AGGCGTGACGGTAACAGGTCAGACATTCCCAACGGGATTAACATTAAACGCGGCTGGTGACTATTCAGCTATACTAGAATCAGACCTTGCTCTTATAGCTCGTAGAACGTACACAGCTCAATTAACTTTTGGAACAGCACCCAATACACGAGGTGATTTCAATGTCCCTTTCACAGCGGTAGAAAGAGCAGGCACATAACCTATTAGTAATAGGTCTTAAACTAATTCAGTGGATTAGATATGTTAGAAATACAATATAGAAATACATCAGATTTAATTGGCTATGTGAACAACAGCCGCACTCATTCCGATGATCAAGTATCGCAGGTATCAGCAAGCATAAAAGAGTTCGGATTTACCAATCCATTATTGATTGACGAAAACAACGGAATCATTGCAGGGCATGGCAGGCTATCAGCGGCTAAAAAGCTAAAGATGGATGAAGTGCCAACCATAACGCTCAAAGGTCTTACAGACGCGCAGAGAAAGGCTTACGTAATTGCAGACAACAAGCTCGCATTAAATGCTGGCTGGGATGATGAGCTATTAGCATTAGAGCTTAAATCATTGCAGGGTGAAGACTTTGATTTATCGCTGATTGGCTTTGATGTTGATGAGCTAGCTTTATTGTTAGAGCCAGAACAGGTTGACGGCTTAACCGATGAAGATGCGGTTCCAGAGCTACCAGAAACGCCAGTGAGCGTATTGGGTGACATATGGCTACTAGGCAATCATCGATTAATGTGCGGGGACTCTACCAGCATTGATGCGGTTGAGAGGTTAATGGATGGTGCTAAGGCTGATATGGTTTTTACTGATCCACCTTATGGGGTTGATTACGATGGCATAAACAACGACAACAGGTCAGGGCTTGAAGATTTATTAAGAGGGTCTTTTGGTAATTATATTGCAACAGCTAAATCAGGCGCGTCAATATATTGCTTTCACTCTGACAGGTGTGCCGATATATTTCACAAAGTCTTTCGTGAGTTTTTCCATTTTAGTTCAATGATTATTTGGTCTAAAAACTCACTAACGCTATCTCAGACAGATTATCAAAGTCAGCACGAGCCATGTTTATATGGATGGATGGACAACGGATCTCATTCTTGGTACTCAGACAGGAAGCAAACGTCTATATGGAAGTTTGATAAAGAAAGAGTAGAAGGTCACACCACGCCAAAGCCTGTAGCACTTGTTTGCAGGGCTATAGAGAACAGCAGTAAAGGTGATGATTTGATAACGGACTACTTTGGTGGTTCGGGATCAACGCTTATTGCTTGCGAGAAAACCAAAAGGCACTCTAGGATTATGGAGCTTGACGAAAAATATGTCGATGTAATAATCAAGCGATGGGAAGAGTACACAGGCAAACAAGCCACACACTCAGATTCAGGAAAGACGTTTAGCGAGATGTGTAATGGCTAGACCAAGAAAGACACTAACACCAGCGCAGGTAGCAGAGGTCGAAACACTCGCGGCGGTATTAAATCAGGAGCAAATAGCGGATTATTTTGGGTTTAGCCAAGACACGTTTAAGCGTATGATGGAAAGAGATGCCGAGGTTTTGCGGTCTTATAAAAGGGGTAAGTCTAAAGCGATTGGTTCGATTGGCTCTAATCTGATAACACAAGCAAAGAATGGCAATACAGCAGCCGCTATATTTTACCTGAAGACGCAGGCAGGCTGGAAAGAGACAAGCGATTTAAACGTAAAGGACACTACTGATAAAGAGCAGGTAAGACGGGTATTTCATGTTGTCGAATGAGCAAATACTTATAACAAGGCCTCAAGAGGTTTTAATAAACTCATTACACACTAATCCTGCCATGTTTGGTGGGTTTGGTAGTGGTAAGAGTGAAGGGTTAATAATACGGCTAGTAACTTTAATGGAGCAAGACCCTGGCGTAAGTGTTGGGCATTACTTCCCTTCGTACAAGCTAGCAAAAAGACGCGGATTGTCAGGTGTTCAGGCTTACCTTAAAAAGCTAGGCTATGAATACATTTTAAATAAGTCAGACTTGACTATTAAGATACCGGCGCTAAATAACGGCATTTATTATTTAGACACTTATCACGACCCAGACGCGATAGTCTCTTACGAGATAGCACACGGTGGAGTTGATGAGCTTGACACGCTAAAGAAAGACCAAGCAGAACATGCATGGCGTAAAATATCAGAACGAGTACGAGAAAAGACAAATCACCCTTGCGGCAATACTTTAGCTGTAGCTAGCACAACAGACCAAGGCGTCAATGGCTTCTGTTTTGACAAATGGGGCAATGGTGAAAACCTAGAGCAAGGCTATCATTACATAAAAGCTGGGACTGATAGTAACAAATTCTTACCTGACGGCTATATTGATCAGATACTAAAAAACTACGACCCAATAATGGCAGATGCTTTTATTTATGGCGGTTGGGTTAGCTTTAACAAAAACAAGGTATATCATTTTTTTAATCGTGCCGACCATCACACTAATAGAGCTATTACAGAAAGCGACCAGTTCTTATATGTCGGATTAGATTTCAATATTGGTGGAACATGCGCGACAATATGGGTCATTGATGATAATAAACCAATTGCTGTTGATGAGTTTACGAGCCATGACACATACGATTTTATAAATAACTTGAATGATAGATACACAGATAAAACCGTTATAATATTTCCAGACGCTTCGGGTCGATCAGGCAGCACAAACGCCACCTTGTCAGATATAGGGTTGATTGAAAACGCAGGCTACCAAGTAGACGCTCCAGCAGCAAACCCAATTGTACGCGATAGAATAAACGCGGTGAATGCTTTGCTGTCTCATAGGACAATAGCTATTAATACTGATAAATGCCCTAACTTAACTCACGCCTTTGAAACTCAAGGTTATATAACTGAAGGCGCTGGCAAAGGCTCACCTGAAAAAAGCGACAAGCACCCAGCCATCGATGACTGGGTTGACTCAGGCGGTTATTTTATTAATCGTAAATGGCCGGTAAGAAAGCCAGCCACCGACTTAAATATAAGGTTTAACTAATGCCCATTGATTCTCAAAACCCTACATATACTGATAGCCTTTCGAAATGGACGCTTGTTCGTAAGTGCGTGTCAGGCGCAAAGGCCGTGAGACAAGAAGGAATAACTTTTTTACCCGATCCAGAGCCGAAAGAGCTAGACAAGAACAAGCGGTACAACCCATACAAAGCTAGGGCGCAGTTTGTAAATGTAACGGCAAGAACTCGTAACGCTATGGTAGGTATGGCATTTAGGCGCCCCCCAGAGGTTGAGTTAACCGGCATAGAGTACATAGAAGACAACGCAACAGGCTCAGGCACTGGCTTAGAGCAATTAGGCAAAGTTGTTGTAGGTGATTTACTTGAAGTTGGGCGTATTGGATTACTTGCAGATTATCCAGAGTCAGAACCAAATTTAAGCAAAGAGCAGATTACAGCTTTAGGATTTACAGCAAGTATTAAAGTCTACACGGCTGAAACAATCATAAACTGGAAAACCAGCGTAATTGGTGGACAGAACGTATTATCACTGGTGGTATTGCTTGAGGAGTATAATTTAGACGCAGATGAGTTTGACCAAGACACCGCAAAGCAATATAGAAAGCTTTGTTTAGTTGATGGAGTCTACACGGTAGAGGTTTATCGTGATGACGTTATTTACCAAAGCTTTCAACCAAGGGCCAACGGTAAATTATTAGACCGAATCCCGTTTATTATAGCTGGCTCATATAGTAATGACCCTGCTGTAGATGATGCGGCATTGTACGACATAGCAGAGATAAACATAGGGCATTATAGAAACAGCGCAGACTATGAAGAAGGAATATTTTTACATGGTCAGCCTATGCTACACATTGACGTAGGCACGACATCAGCGATTGAATTTGAAACGCTAAATCCTAACGGGATAGAAGTCGGCTCAAGGCGCGGCATAGCAACTACGGGCGGCGGCTCGGCCCAGCTATTACAGGCAGCATCAAACGGTGCGGCGCACGAAGCTATGGTGCAAAAAGAAGAACAAATGGTAAGTATTGGCGCTCGCATGATCGAATCAGGTGGTCAAGCCGAAACAGCAGAAGCCGCAAGAATCAAACATGCCGGTGATAACTCGGTATTGACAAACATTGTTCAGAACGCCTCAAATGCTATTGAAACAGCCCTAGAGTGGGTATCTTTATTCATGGGCGTTACGGTAGAGCCAGTTTTTCAGATCAATGATGACTTTTACGATAAAGGAATAGACGCTCAAATTATGATGGCTAAGATTCAATTGTTTGATCGAGGTGTTATAGCTAAAACTGACTTACGCGATGGTTTGCGTAAAGCTGGCGAGATCGACAGAACAGATGAAGAAATTGATG